AACTGCTGCTTCAGTGAGTTATGATGTAAATAATGCAAATATTCCCGTAGGTGGAATTATTGTTTCTGTCGGATCTAGTGGTGGATTTGGATTACAACCATTAGTATCAGCTGGAGGAACTGCTACAGTTTCTATTGCTGGAACTATTTCAAATATTAGTATTGGCAATAGTGGATCTGGATACAGAATAGGTATTCAAACAGTTGTTAATGTTGGAGTACAAACCTCAAGCACAGGAACTCCAAATATCGAATTTATTGGAACTGCATCTGTAAGTAATGGTCATGTAATATCAGTATCTATTACAAACCCTGGGTTCGGATATACTTCATCAAATCCCCCAATAGTTGTATTTGATGATCCTCTATCATATACAGATATTCCTCTAATTTATAGTTCTTCTTCATCTCAAGGTTCTGGAAACGAATCTAAAGTTGATATTGTTGTTGGTCAAGGATCTAGCGTAATTGATTTTACAATCAAAAATACTGGATATGGTTATGGTAGAGGAGAGATACTAACAGTTCAGGTTGGAGGAAATTCTGGAATTCCTACAGACACATCAAAACCTTATTCAGAGTTCCAAATTTATGTTGATGAAACACACACTGATGCATTCTCTGGATGGGTTTTGGGAGAACTTGAAGTTTTTGATAATATTCAAGATCTATTTGATGGCACCACTAAGAAGTTTCCATTAAAGTTTGGAGGTAATCCAACTACAATTCGTTCAGCAAGAGGATCAAATATTGATGTTGAGTCTACTTTATTAATATTCATCAATGATATATTACAAAAACCAGGAGAAGCATATTTCTTTGGTGGAGGAAGCACCATTCAATTCAGTGAAGCACCCAAAGAAGGTGATACTTGCAAGATTCTTTTCTATAAAGGAAGTGGTGACGTTGATGTAGTTTTCCGCGATACGTTAGAAACCATAAAGGTTGGTGACAACCTAACTTTAAATTATGAATCTGGATTAGGTCAAGGAATTGGATTGCAGCAAGAAGAAAGAGTTGTTGTTGGTATTAATACTGCAGATTCTGTAGAAACAAATCTATATTCTGGACCCGGAATAGTAGAAGATGAAACATTATTAAGACCAGTTAAATGGTGCAAGCAAACTTCAGATAAAGTAATTAATGGCAGAATTGTCGGAAAGGATAGAGTTCAATACGAACCTCTAATCAATCCTTCATCTTATTTGATCAGCGCCGTAGGTGTTGGTTCTACAACAATTTATGTGGATAATATTAAACCATTTTTTGATGCGAAAAATGAAAGTTCTTCATTACTATTCCAAAAACAAATTACATTAACATCACAAGATTCTTTAATTGCTGCTGCAGCAACTGCAATAGTTTCTTCTGGAGGAACTATATCTTCTATTAATATTGTAGAAGGTGGTTATGGTTATTCTACAGCACCTACAATTTCAATTGAAAATCCTGTTGGACTTGCAATAACATACAGAGCAGAAGCAACTTCATTAATTTCTTCTGGCATTGTAACCACGATCAACATTGCATCACCAGGAAGTGGTTATACATCAACTCAACCGCCAGTAGTTCTTATTGAATCACCTACATTATTAACAGAAACTATCACTACTAATACATATTCTGGAGATTCTGGCGTTATTGTTGGTATTGGAACTTCATCCTCCGAAACCATAATAGATTTGTTTATTCCTGAAGATTCTTTCTTAAGAGACACTGAAATAGTTGACAGTGCAATTACTATTAGTCAAATTTCAAGTGGTGATCTTTTTGTAATCTATAACTCTAATGTTGGAAATGCAACTACTTCAATCAATTCTTTTGATTCATCAGATAATATAATTGGTGTCGGAACACAATATATTGATAATGTCTATCAAGTATCTTCTGCACAAAATGTGCAAGCAAATATTATTGGAATTGGAACTACCTCAGTTAGAAGAGTTTACGTCAAATCTGGTATTACTACCATGTTTGACAAATTCTATTCAGGATTCTCTACTTCCAACTATTATGGTAATTATAGTTGGGGTAAGATTGAACTATCCACTTCTATAAAAGAGTCTGGTTTTAATTCATATACACAGAATGGAATTGGAGGAATAACAACTTCTACCTTAGTTAATAGAACTTCTCCATTAAGATACTTGAATTATACTTCGTAATAATAACTAATAAATAGATAAAAAACTCCGTCAAATGGCTGCAATAATTACTGATCAACTTCGTATATTAAATGCAAAAAACTTTATAGGAGGAGTTGCTTCAACAAGTAACTCCTACTATTCATTTGTTGGACTACCAAATCCTACAGATTATAATACTGACTGGAATATAAGTCCACCTTCACCGACTGATAATTTTAATCAAGAAAATAATCATTGGGATACAATGATTGCATTGAAAAAAATATCAAAATCAGACGTAAGACAAGTTATTCGTAAAGTTACTTGGACATCTGGTGTGACTTATGATATGTATCGACATGACATAAGTGTAACGAATCCATCTCAACCATCTAATGCGGTTGATTTGTATTCTGCAAATTATTATGTCTTAAATAGCGACTATAGAGTTTATATCTGCCTTCAGAATGGATCTTCTCCAGAAAATCCATCAGGAAGACCTTCTCTTGATGAACCAACATTTACGGATTTAGAACCAAGAGAAGCAGGAACAAGTGGTGATGGATATGTCTGGAAATATCTTTATACAATTAGTCCAAGTGACATTGTAAAGTTTGACTCTACAAACTACATGCCAGTTCCACAGGACTGGGAAACGAGTTCAAGAGAATCTGCAGTTAGAAATAATGCAGCAACAAGCGGACAATTAAAGATTGTAACCATCACAAATAGAGGTGTTGGTCTTGGAACTGCAAATAGAACTTACTCACGAGTACCAATCAAAGGTGATGGTTCAGGTGCAGAAGCAACCATCGTTATCAATAACGACTCAAAGGTCGAAAGTGTAACCATTTCAAATGGTGGATCTAATTACACTTTTGGAACTCTAGATCTTGTTGGAGGAAATGTTCCTACAGGTACAACTTCACCAACCTTTAATGTTATTATTCCTCCACAAGGGGGTCATGGTGCTGACATTTATAGAGAACTAGGTGCTTATAATGTTCTTCTTTATTCTAGAATTGAAAATGATACGGAAAATCCAGATTTTATTACTGGAAATCAGATTGCTAGGGTTGGTATCGTAGAAAGTCCTTTAAGTTATGATTCCGATAGTATTTTAACTCTCGATAAAGCAAGTGCTGTATATGCAACCAAACTTACTGGAATTGGTTATAGTTCAGTAGTCTTTAATCCAGATGGTCAAATAACACAAACCATTGGAGTTGGTTCAACCGCATTCGGTAGAGTTATTTCTTACGACCAAAACACAGGAGTACTAAAATATTGGCAAGATAGATTCCATTGCGGATTTAATACAGACGGAACTAGAAATCCTGTTCCAACTTTTGGATTTAAAATGCATCGATTTACCGCTGATATTGGTAGTGGTGGTTCTTTCAATATTATTGGTGGAAGTGCAACTCTTGGTATTGAAACTACGTTTGGAAGTGAAAGCAATCCCGGTATCAGTACCATAATAAATAATAGGACATACTACTTGGGTCAACAATTTATTAAAGGTGTGTCTCAACCAGAAGTCCAAAAATACTCTGGAAACATCATTTACGTTGACAATAGACCATCAATTACTAGGTCAACAAACCAAAAAGAAGATATCAAAGTTATTTTGCAATTCTAAGGAATTATGTCTCAAGAAACCAACCTCAACGTAGCTCCATATTTTGATGACTACAATGAACCTGTAATTGGTGGTAAAGATAACAATTATTATAAAGTTCTCTTCAAACCCGGATATCCAGTTCAAGCAAGAGAATTAACAACTTTACAATCGATTCTACAGAATCAAGTAGAGCAGTTTGGCAACCACTTTTTTAAAGAGGGTGCAAAAGTAATTCCCGGCAATTTAACTTATATACAGAATTATTATGCAGTTCAGATTGAGAGTAATTTCTTAGGAATTCCAGTATCAACATATCTTGATAATCTAGTTGGAACACAAATTAGAGGTGAAATTTCTGGTGTCGTTGCTATCGTAAGAAAAGTAATTACTGCAGAAGAATCAGAAAGAGGAAATATTACACTTTATGTTGACTATTATCAGTCAAACCAAAATAATCTTTCATCAAGAGATTTTGAGGATGGTGAAAATTTAATCACAGATTCAAATATTGCTTTTGGAAGCACTTTTATTTCTGCTGGCGAAGGATTTGCAAGAACTATTGCTTCAAATGCAACTGCTGTTGGATCCGCATTTGCTTTGGGAGCAGGTGTTTATTTTATCAGAGGATATCTTGTTGATGTTGATGATGAAACTTTGATCTTAGATCAATATACAAATAATCCTAGTTATAGAGTTGGGTTTGATATTATTGAAGAGGTAATATCTGCAGATGTTGATCCAAATTTAAATGACAACGCAAACGGATTTAATAATTATGCCGCACCAGGTGCGGATAGATTAAAAATAACAGCAAGACTTTCAAAAAAACCAATTGACTCTTTTGATTATCCAAATTTTATTGAACTTGCAAATGTAAAGGATGGTGTTCTTAGAAAAATAAACAAAAATACTGAGTACAATCTTTTAGCTAATGAATTTGCAAGAAGAACTTTTGATGAATCTGGCGATTATTACATCAAATCTTTTACCACTTTCTGTAGAGAGAGTTTAAATGATGGTAAAGGTAATAATGGAATTTATCTAGAAGATCAGCAGACTTCATCTGGGGTAGCACCATCTGAAAACTTGGTAGTTTATAAGATCAGTCCAGGTAAAGCATATATTAGAGGTTATGAGGTAGAGACTATTTCTCCTGTTTTTCTTGATGCCCCAAAACCAAGAACAACCAATTTGATCCAAAATCAAGCGGTTAATTTTAGTTTTGGATCCACTCTCACTTTAAATAGATCTTCAGGTGCTCCATCTATTGGCATTAACACATCGAGTACGATTAGTTTAAGAAATGAGAGGGTTGGTTTAAGTTCATATATTCCATCAGGAAAAGAAATAGGCATTGCAAGAGTTTATGATTTTGCATTAGAATCTGGTTCATACGAGTTCCAAAATCAAAATGTAAATCAGTGGGATATATCTTTATTTGATGTCCAAACTTATGGTGATCTAACATTTAATCAACCAATCACACTTAATACTCCGACTTACATTAGAGGTGATTCTAGTGGTGCTGCTGCGTTCTTAAAACATTCTGTATCTGTTGGAACTGCAGCAACTGTCTATCAAATCTCAGGAAACTTTATAAATGGCGAAAAACTAATATTCGACAGTACAAATGACACCAGAGTTAGTACTGGTTTTACAAATTATGGAATATCTGATGCAAAATCTTTATATGCAAACGTAGGAATATCAAAAACTTTTTCTGCAGACACTATCCAATCGGTTTCGGGATTAATTGGTAATGGTAATGCATCCATTTCTGGATTTTCTGCTGGAGTAGCAACAATTACAAGTCCAATAGTCACATTTCCCGGAATTGTCACTACAGGCAATTTAATTCAATATACAAGACCTAACTTCACATCAAAATCTTTTGCAAAGGTTGACCAAGTTTTAACAAACTCTCTTATTATTAGTGGCATTACAACTGTATCAGGAGTTTGTGATGGTGGAATTTCTGATACTTCAATCGACGTAAATGATCTTTCGGTTCTTTATACTCGTATTCAAACAACTCAAAATAATGAAAGATTATTTGCTCCACTTCCAAAGGTAAATATTCAATCTGTAGACCTATCAAATTCATCTTTGGTTATTAGAAGAGAATTTGATATCACTATTACTGATAATTCAACGAACACATTATCATCAGGAACCGATCAGGTATTTTTACCTTTTGATGAAGAAAGATATATTCTTTCTAGGTCAGATGGAACTCTAGAAGTTTTAACTGAAGATAAATTCCAGTTTACTAATGGATCCACTCAGTTAGTTATTAATGGACTTGGATCGGATGACGCTGGAGCAAAACTTATTGCCACTTTAAGAAAAGAATCCGTTACCGAAAAAACTAAAAGAAAATCATTTGTAAATTCTTTGATAGTAGATAAATCAAAGTATGATTATTCTGGAACTGGATCAACTACAAAAAATGATGGGTTAATTTATGGCGCATATCCATTTGGAACAAGAGTACAAGACGAAAGAATTTGTTTAAATGTTCCCGATGTAATTAAGATTCATGGAATTTATGAGTCAAATGACAATTCAGACCCAGTTTTACCAAATTTGACAATTGGTTCTTTGGATGGTCCTACTGCAAAGACTGATGATCTAATTTTAGGTGAAGAATTTGTAGGTTCCATTAGTGGAGCGAGAGGCGTTTATGCTGAACAACTAGACAGCAGTAGAATATCTTTTGTTTATTTAAATAAAAATGTATTTCAAGAAGGTGAATTAGTAGAATTTTTAGAATCTGGCGTAAATGGTATTGCATTTACTTTGAATCAAGGAAGTAACAATATTACAGATAATTTTAATTTTTATAATGGACAAACTCTTACACATTATGATTATAGTTATATACAAAGAAAACAAGATATAAAAGAACCAACAAGGAAAATAAAAATTGTTTATGCTAGTGGATATTATGAAACCTCAGATACTGGAGATGTTACTGTAGCGAATTCATATAATGGGTTTAATTACGGAACAGAAATTCAGTCAATTGATGGATTTAGAAACACCGACATTTTAGATGCTAGACCTAGAGTTAGTAATTTTACAGTTTCTTCTGGTTCTAAATCACCATTTGAATTTGATGGTAGATCTTTTGCTGCAGGAAATCATAGTACAAACTATGTTTTAGCATCTGATGAATCAGAAACTATATCATTTACATACTATCTACCAAGAATTGACAGAATTTATCTAACAAAAGAAGGAATATTCCAATTAAAAGTTGGAGAAGCATCAGATAATCCAAAACTTCCAGAAGAAGTATCGAATGGATTGAACATTGCTAATATTTCATTACCACCTTATCTTTATGATGTTAGAGATGCTGAAATAACCTTTGTCGATCATAAGAGATATCAAATGAGCGATATCTTTAGATTGGAAAATAGGATTAAAAATCTTGAGTACTATACTAGTTTGTCTCTTCTTGAGAATAATACAGCAAATCTCTTTATTTCAGATTCTGTAGGTCTTAATAGATTTAAATCAGGATTTTTGATTGACAATTTCTCTTCCGTAGGAGTTCAAGATAACACTATAGGTGTAAGAAATAGTTTAGATTTGCAAAATGGACATTTAAGACCATCTCATTATACAACTTCTTTGAGTCTTGAACTTGGTTCTGACGCTATATCTGGAATTGGTAGTACTACGAATGCAAATCAAGATAAAAATTATTTAAGCAATATACTTGGAACTAATATCAAAAAAACTGGTAGTGTTTTGAGTTTGGATTATGAGGATGTTCTTTGGGTAGAACAACCTTTTGCAACAAGAGTTGAAAATGTAACTCCATATCTTGTAAAAACTTGGGAGGGATCAATTGAACTCGAACCTACAGTTGATGTATGGATTGACGTAAATCGTGTTGAGATTAGAGATGTTAGAATGGAAGGTTCTCTTCTTGGAGTTGCCGAAGCTTTAAGAGCAGAAGTTACAGATCAAGCAGATGGATCTAGACTTGGAGTAACTCCAATTATTTGGAATTCGTGGGAGACTAACAACATTAGACAAGATCTTGGTCTTAGTTTAAATGCAAATATGTCTTCTTCAGCAAGTACCACTGATCTTGGAAATGGAAGACAACAAGTCTCTACAACAACTGGTGTTAATATTGGTGGTAGTGTAAGTCTTTCTTCCAATTTAGATCAAAGAAGAACTGGTGTACAAAGAACAGTAAGAGAACAAGTAGATACAGAATCTCTTGGAGATAGAATTGTAAGTAGAAATATCATTCAGTTCATGCGCTCCAGAAACATTCAGTTTACTGGTAGAAGACTAAAACCAAATACTCAAGTTTATAGTTTCTTTGATAGTGTAGATATTAATGATTTCTGTACTCCAAAGTTACTTGAAGTAACGATGACTTCGGGAACATTCCAAGTCGGAGAAAATGTAATTGGTGTTATGCTTACTGCACAAATAGTTGACGGATTTGATCAAAGCACATTACCTTACATCTCCTTTAGACTTGCATCTTCAAATCACAAGTATGGTCCATATAATAATCCTACGGATGTATATGTACAAAATCCTTATGATAGAGTAAACAATGTTCCAGCAAACTATTCTGCAACTAGCACAATATTAAACATTGATACTTTTAGTTTGTCAAATGAAATACAACCCGAATTTTGGGGTTGGGCTAGAACAGGAATGATTTTGAGAGGTCAAAGTAGTGGTGCTGTTGCAGTCGTTTCCAATCTACGATTAGTAACTGATGATATTGGTACGATAATTGGATCTTATTTAGTTCCAGATGGAAATATTCCGGGAAATCCAGTATTTGAAACAGGTAGAACTTCTTTCAGACTAACAAATAATTCTACTAATAGTAGAATTGGTGGTGTAGTAACAACATCGGCAGAAGAGATATTCTATTCTCAAGGAGATATTGATAATACACAAGAAGTCACACTTTCTCTAAGAAATGCAAGAGTTGAACATGAAGATTTTGCAGAAACAAGAACTCTCAATGAATCTTCTGTTTCATCTGCCAATGCAAGTGCAACTACAACCTCATCTACACAAATTCAATCACAGGTGATAAACAATATTACCGAGGTGACAAACGTAACAAGAAACGTAACAAGAGAAGTAACAAGAGAAGTAACAAGAAACATAACTCAAAACATAGTACAACCACAGCAAAGAAGAGATCCTCTCGCACAATCTTTCTATGTTGACGATGCGACTGGTATTTTTGTTACCAAACTAAATGTATACTTTAGAACTAAAGATCCTGTATTGCCCGTATATTGTCAACTTAGAGAAATTAAAGTTGGTCTTCCAACCTTAAAGATACTTCCATTCTCTGAAGTTGAACTGACACCAGATCAGGTTAATGTATCTGATGATGCATCAGTTCCAACAACAATTGAATTTGAATCTCCAATTTATTTAAATGGACAAACTGAGTATGCGATCGTTCTTCTGTCCGATTCTACAGAATATACTGCTTGGATTTCTAGATTAGGTGAAGCAGATGTAACTTCTGCCGCAAGTGAGGCTGGACAAATTCTTGTCTCTGCACAACCTATTCTTGGATCACTCTTCAAGTCTCAGAATGCTTCAAGTTGGGATGCAAGTCAATATGAAGATCTTAAGTTCCAACTCTTTAGAGCAAGTTTTACTTCAAGTGGATCAGTTCAGTTCTTTAATCCAACACTACCAACAACTGGTATTGATGTATTAAGAAAAGATCCTTTTGATTCAGATTCAAAGACTATTAGAATTGGAATTGGTACAACTGTACAAGATCCAGATCTTACAAATGGAAATACAATCATCCAACTTCAATCAAATGCAACCGGTGTTCTAGTTGGAACAGCAGGAACAATATCTGGATTAACAATTACCAATGCTGGTATTGGATATACTCCAAGCACAGGTGGAACAACTTATAATAATTTAATTCTTTCTAATGTAAACGGAACAGGTAGAAATGGAACTGCTAATGTAACTATTAATGGTGGAGTTGCTATTGCTGCTACCATTTTAAATGGAGGAACTGGTTACTCTATAGGAGACATACTCACAATTTCTTCTATTGGAATATCTTCAGTTGGAAGGAACTTGAGATTAAGTGTATCTTCTATAAGTGGAATAAACGAGTTAATAGTCGATGATGTTCAAGGTGATTTTGTAGTTGGTGCTGGTTATACTCTCACTTACATAAACAACTCCGGAATAACAACCACTCTTAATAGTGCATATAGCGGTAATGTAGTAATAACTGAAGCAATTGAAGAAATTTTTGATGGACTACACTTTAAGGTAAATCAAAGAAATCATGGAATGCACTCTGATGTTAACAAAGTAATAATTACTGATGTAAAATCTGATATTTTACCTACTACGTTGTCAGTTGATTATTCTGCATCCTCAACATCCAATATTTCTGTTGCTAGCACTGCAAACTTCGTAACGTTCGAAAATGTAAGCGTTGCAAGTACCAATCCTGGTTATATTATAATTAATAATGAAATTATTCAATATACAGGCGTATCTGGAAATGATCTGACTGGTATTACCAGAGAAATAAATGGAACAAAGGCATTTGCACATTCCGCAGAAAATCTAGTATACAAATACGAACTTAATGGCGTATCTCTCTTGAGAATTAATAAAACTCATGATCTAAGTGATGCTAATATTACCAATCAAATTGGTTTAGATTATTATTATCTGAAAGTAGATATGTCTTCCGAAACTAATACTACTGACAGGACTGGTTCTGGATCTCTTCCAAAACTATTCTTTAATGAATCTAAAAAAACTGGAGGATCTAATGTATCCGCAACGTATAATGTTCCGTTTGAACTTATCACTCCATCGATTCAAACAATTAGTCCCAAGTTTACTACCATTTCGTCTTCAGTAAGAACTATTAGTGGTCAGAGTATTGATGGAGCAGAATCTCCTTATCTGGATAAAGGATTCCAACCAATAACACTGAATAACACAAATTATTTTGATTCTCCAAGAATAATTGCATCTAAAGTTAATGAGGATGAAAGATTAATTAATCTTCCTGGAAGAAAATCTTTTACTCTTAACATGAATTTATTAAGTGTCGATGAAAGATTATCTCCATGTATTGATTTAACTAAGACTAATATCATCTTTACTTCAAACAGAGTAAATCAACCCGTTACAAATTATATCACCGATAGAAGAGTAAATGGCGTTGAAAATGATCCAAATGCATTCTATTATGTTTCAAAACCAATCTCACTACAAAGTTCTGCATCTGCAATTAAAGTTTTACTGACTGGTGCCATTAATGAGCAAAATGACATTAGAGCATTTTACTCAATACAAAATGATGCCAATGAAAGTCCAATATTTACAGCTTTCCCTGGTTATCTAAATTTATCTTCTGGAAGAGTAATTGATCCTTCACTTAATGATGGATCGCCCGATACACTTATTTTCAAAAATTCATTCTATGATTATGTACCAACACCAAGATCATTTAAAGAATATGAATTTACTATTGATAATCTTCCATCATTCAAAATCTTCAGAGTAAAACTAATAATGACATCAACAAATCAAGCGGTTGTTCCTGTGATACAGGATCTAAGAGTAATCGCGCTTGCTTGAGGTTTAAAATGACTTTAATACCGGTTGAAGGTGACAATCATCTTTTTAGAGACATGAGCACAAATGCCATAGTGAATACAAATCAGTCCGAATATACAAGTTATCTTGCGCGAAGAAAAATTCAAGAAAATGAAAAGAATAAAATTGAGTCTATGGAGAGAGATCTCAACTCAATTAAAGATGATTTGAATGAAATTAAAGCATTACTTAGGAGTTTTTCCAATGGATCCTGATAAAATACAATTAGAAAATTTATCTAAAAATTTTGAATATGCAAAAGCATCCATGGAAATAGATTCTGTTAATGACTTGGATGATCTTAGAAATATTGCTAAATCATACATGAAACTTTACATGAAACAGCAAGAAGTTATATCAGATCTCTTTTCTTTAACAAATCATAAATAATTTCTAGAAGTAGTAATTAAAATGGCGCAACCTTCTTCACGACAAGAGTTGATAGATTATTGTAAAAGAAAACTGGGAGCGCCAGTTTTGGAGATTAACGTTGCAGATGAGCAGATAGAAGATCTTGTTGATGATGCTATTCAATTTTTCCAAGAGAGACACTTTGATGGCGTCTCTCAAATGTTTCTTAAATATCAAATAACTCAAGATGATATTGATAGAGGAAGAGCACCTAATGGTAATGATCCAGTAGCAGGTATTGTTACTAGCACAGCTACAGCAAATATTGCTGGTTCTAATGTATCTTTTGATTATAAAGAAAATAGTAATTACTTACAAGTTCCACCTTCAATTATTGGAGTAACTAAGGTTTTTCATTTTGATGGAACAAATACTGTTACAAATAATATGTTCAGTGTAAAATATCAATTATTTTTGAATGATGTTTACTACTGGGGTTCAACTGAACTTTTAACCTATGCAATGGTTAAAACTTACTTAGAAGATATGGATTTTCTTTTGACTACTCAAAAGCAGATTCGATTTAATCAAAGAATGGATAGATTATACCTTGATATTGATTGGGGAAGTGTTAATGTAAATGATTATTTGGTCATTGATTGTTATAGAACATTAGATCCAAATGATTTTACAAGAGTTTGGAACGATTCTTTCTTAAAACCATATCTAACTTCACTCATTAAGAGACAATGGGGACAAAATCTAATTAAGTTCCAAGGTGTAAAACTTCCCGGTGGTGTTGAGCTTAATGGTAGACAGATTTACGATGATGCACAAAAAGAAATTGATGTAATAATGGAAAAAATGTCAAATACTTATGAACTTCCACCATTAGATATGATAGGTTGATATTATGCTTAATCCTTTCTTTCAACAAGGTTCAAAAACAGAACAAAGTTTAATACAAGATCTTATCAATGAACAATTGAGAATGTATGGGGTTGAGATATATTATCTTCCAAGACAATATATTACAGAAAAGACAATAATTAAAGAAGTTATTGAATCTAAGTTTGAAAATGCATATCCAATAGAAGCATATGTCGATACTTATGACGGATATAATGGATTAGGTACTTTGATGTCAAAATTTGGCATCCAAGAAATGGATGATATTACTTTGACAATATCAAAAGAAAGGTTTGAAAATTATATAACTCCTTTGATAAAAAATATTCCCAATATAAAACTTTCATCAAGACCTAAAGAAGGAGATTTGATTTATTTTCCATTGGGGGATAGATTATTTGAAATTAAATATGTTGAACATGAAAAACCATTTTATCAATTGCAGAAAAATTATGTTTATCAATTGACATGCGAATTGTTTAGATATGAAGATGAGATTATTAATACTGACGTTGATGAAATTGACGATAATGTAATAGATCAAGGTTATATTCAATCTTTGACTTTAGTTGGAACTGCTGTTACTGCCTCGGCAATAACAGGTATTGTTAATGGTGGTGTTAGAAAAATTACATTAACGAATAGAGGTGGTGGATATACTTCTGCACCAAGAGTCGCAATATCATCTGCTCCTTTTGGTGGACTGACTGCAACAGGAATCGCAACTATGATTTCTGGTTTGATCGACTGCAATGGAGTTACCTCTGACAAAATTCAAGGTGTTGAATTAACCAATCCTGGATATGGATATACAATCGCACCTGGAGTCAGTTTTATTGATGGTAGTGGAGTTGGTGCAGCTGCTACTACAGAAATTGCTGATGGAATGGTTGGCATAATTACCATTACTAATGGTGGTTCTGGATATGCTTCTCCTCCATTAGTGACTATCAGTTCTCCGGGAATAGGTACAACAGCAATCGCAGTTTCAATAATTAACTCTGCTGGAATTGTTACTTCAATAAGAGTTGTAGATGCTGGCGTGGGTTATACATTTACACCATCAATTGCTATTGGGTCTCCAGAAACTGGAAACGTTGGTTCTTATATTCTTAACGAAATTGTTGCTGGATCTATAAGTAGTACTACTGCAAGAGTTAAAACTTGGAGTAGTATTACAAATGTCTTAGAAGTTTCTATAATTTCTGGTTCATTTGTTGCAGGTGAAACTATTGTTGGTACAGCAAGTAGTGCAAGCAGACAACTTAGAGTTGTAAATACTGATGATATTAATGATCCATATGCCCAAAACGAAGAGATAGAGTTAGAAGCGGATCAAATAATTGATTTTAGTGAGATAAATCCATTCGGAATGCCGTAACATAAATATATTTAAGTATTTTGTTAAGTACATTACAAAAATTTTAAAATGTTTGAGTATTTTTACCACGAAATTTTGAGAAGAACCATTGTTTCTTTTGGTTCTCTTTTCAATAATATTTCAATTAAGCACACAAATAATTCTGATGACGTTGTTAGCGTCATCAAAGTTCCGCTTGCTTATGGTCCTACTCAGAAATTTTTGGCAAGATTGGAGCAGTCTCCAGATTTGAACAAACCAGTTCAAATGAATCTTCCTAGAATGTCATTTGAATTTATTGGATTAAACTATGATCCTGGTAGAAAGGTTACTCAGACTCAAACATTTATAACATCAACGTCATCAAATAAAAGTGATGAGAAAAAGGCATATATGCCTGTTCCATATAATATGCAATTTGAACTTAGTATTATGACTAAGTTAAATGATGATATGCTTCAAATTGTAGAACAAATACTTCCTTATTTCCAACCATCGTATAACATGTCTGTTAATTTGGTTGAAGAACTTGGAGAAAAAAGAGATATTCCGATTATTCTAGATAGTATCACAATGAGTGATGATTATGAGGGTGATTTTAGTACAAGAAGAGCACTAATTTATACACTCAGATTTACTGCAAAGACATATCTATTTGGACCTGTTCTTTCCGCATCTTCAGATATTATTAAAAAGGTTTCTATTGGTTATATTGCAGCATCTTCTTCTGGAACAGATTCAAAAGCAGGATCAAGAGATCTTACTTATTCTGCAGAACCAAGAGCGATTAAAAATTATACTGGAACTATTACAACAAGTTTAGTTGGTGACATTGGATTATCTGAAACTGAAATTAACGTAGGGGACGCATCATCAATACCAGAGAAAACATATATTGTCATTGATAATGAAGAAATGTATGTTAATTCCAAGTCTGGAAATGTTTTAACAGTTACAAGAGGATCTGATCAAACTGTTGCAACAAATCACGTTTCTGGTGCCGATGTCAAGAAGATAACAAGTGAAGATAATCAACTAATTGAAGTTGGTGATGATTTTGGATTTGATGGCGGATTCTCATGAAAATGACAAAGAAATTTGATGATTTAAATGAAACATTCAATGTTTCGGGAGAAATCGTAGAAAAACAAGTTGAACCTATCGAAAAAGTTGAAAAGGTGGGATCTTCAATTGAAGATGTAAAAAAAGATTATGAGTATACTAGAGGTAACTTGTATTCTTTGATTGAGAAAGGTCAAGAAGCAATTAATGGAATTCTTGAACTTGCACAAGAAAGCGAAATGCCAAGGGCATATGAGGTTGCAGGTCAGTTAATCAAAAACGTAGCAGATGCAACTGATAAGTTAATGGACCTTCAGAAAAAAATAAAAGATCTTGATGAAGATAAAAACATTAAAGGTCCTACGAATGTTACAAATGCACTATTTGTGGGTTCAACTGCAGAATTAGCAAAACTACTTAAGAAGCAATCTACTGATGAAAACGTTTAAGCAGTTTCAAGAAGAGTGGAGTAATAAATATAAAAAGAGTATTGATTGCTCAAATCCAAAAGGTTTTTCTCAACGTGCTCATTGTGCAGCGAGAAGAAAGAGAGCAAAAGGTGAAGAAACTAAATCAAAACCAGTTGAATGAAGGATCAAAAGTTCTCACATAAAACACCACATCTAAAAGGGAAACAGCATCAGTTGGACCCCAACTTAGATTTAAAACAATTAGTTCATCACGCTTCGGTCGAATTTGTCGATCGTGATGCTGATGGTGATGTGGATGTTTATGACAACCCTAAAAAGAAAACTCCAGATGAAAATCCGATTGATATTAATGTTGGAGCACTTTCTAAAAAATTAATTGCAAAACAAAAAGGAGAACTTAAACATACTAAAAGAGGTATGGCTTATGAAGATCTCCGCAAGTGGTTTGGAACTGGTGGTGAAGGTGGTGTAGGCGCTGGCGGTTGGGATCGTTATAATACTAAAGGTGAAAGAATTGGCAAATGTGCTCGTGAACCAGGAGAACCAAAACCAAAATGTTTATCGAAAGAGAAAGCAGCAAAAATGACAAAAGATGAAATTGCTGCAGCAGTAAGAAGAAAAAGAGAAGCAGATCCAGTAGCAGATCGTCCAGGAAAAGGAGGAAAACCAAAAATGGTATCTAATAAGATAGAAGAGCAATCTAGTGAAAAAAGATATTGTCCAATGTGTAAGAAAATGGAAAAAAGAATGGATTGCTCCTATGGACCTGCTATGTGGGATGCAGTAACAATTGGTGATATTAAAGAATCTAAAAAACCAGAACCAGATCATGAGCATTCAATGGCAAGATCTCAACTTGCTACCATTGAAAAGGCAGTAAAGCGTCTTAAATCAAAAATGAAAGGAGAGGGTAATATTGAAGCCTGGGTACAATCAAAAATTACAAAAGCAGCAGATTATATTGATTCTGTAGCAGATTATGTAGATAGTGGTGAGCACAATGTGCATAGCTCTATGGATGAAGCAAAAAATGATCCTTGCTGGAAGGGATACAAACAGGTTGGAATGAAAAAGAAAGGAAATAGAATGGTTCCCAATTGTGTAGAAGAGGAATATTTAGAAGAAAAAAATAAACCAACTAATCCCAAACTTTGGGCGAAATGGAAGGCAAAGGCAAAAGCAAAATTTGATGTTTATCCTTCAGCATATGCAAATGGTTGGGCAGCAAAAGGATATAAATCTGAAGGAGGTGGATGGAAGTCGGTTAGTGAAGAATTGGAAGAAGCAGTTCGCATTCCTTCAAAAACTGGAAATATTATTCTTGTTACTTTGAATTGGAGAGGAAAACTATATATGATTAAGTTGTTCT